GCCCCTGGGGAGGGGGGATCAACCCAGGGGCCCCACGGTGAAGCCGCCGACGCAGCCCGCTAGACGCCTTCACCTGTGACGTAGGCGTACGGATCCTGGACCTTGCCGTCCATCCGCGCCCAGGCGGAGTAGACGATGTAGCCCTCGACCGCGTACGGGTTGACGAGCACCTGCACGTCCTTGACGTGGCGCACGATGTACGCCTCCTTCCACGCCCCGAACGCGACGCCGATCACGTCATCGGCACTCCACGTCGGCATGGCCTGGTCGATGACGACGGGGTAGCCCAGGAGGAACCCGTGATTGGACGCGCCCTCGATGCCCTGCTGGGACGGGACGAGGATCGGGCGACCACTGGTGCCGGAAGCACCATCGAGGAGCCCCTCGATGGTCGCCAGCGTGGTGTCGTTCATGATCCACTTGGCGCCGAGCTCGCGGTACTCGGGATCCAGCGCGTGCTTGATGCTGTTGAACGCGGCGAACCCGGTCGGGTCGACCTCGACCGTGCCGGCCGTGCCGTAGGCGATACCCTGCGGCGCGCCCGAGCCCGAGGCCCGCACGATGTCGTACGCCTGCTTGCGGGCGATGCGCTGGCCAAGGTGCCGCGAGACGAAGGCCCCGATATCGAACTGCGCGTCCTGCGCGAGCTCCACGCTGACCTTCAAGGGGAGGTTGCTGGCGCCGGCGCTGGTGTACTTGTAGGCGCCCAGGGTGACCTCGCCGAACACGATGTCCGCACCGGCCGCCGTTGCCGCACCCTCGGCCGCGATATCGGCCTCGGTGTACGCCGCAGGCACCACGGACGGCCATGCCAGCGGGCGCCCGTCAGAGGTCGTGATGTTCTCGGCCTCGTTCATCAAGCCGCCGAAGGCGACACGCCGCTCCACGAGACGATCAAGGAACTCGTCCGGGACGGCGTAGCCGCCCTGCGATCCGGTGCCCTCGGTCTGCGCGAACCGGAGATCGCTGTTCGGCGTGCCTGTGCGCAGATACGCATCGAACGCGAGATCCTGCGCCTTGTCGCCCTTGCCCTGCGCGCCGATGACGGCAGGCGCGCCCGAGAACGTGCGCGCTGCGGTGTGCAGCTTGCGGACATGCTCGTTGCGCGCGGCATCCTGCCGCTCGGCCTCCAGTGCTTCGTAGGTCGCGACCTCCTCGGAGGTCAGGCCGCGCTCACCCTCCGGCCGCTCATCGGCCGACGCGATGATGGCGTCCTGTTCCTTCTGGATCGCCTCGATGGTCTTGCTCACCTGGTGCCTCCATTGGCTCGGGCGCGTGCCCGGATCAGCTGGCTTTCGCGGGACTCCAGGCCGCGGGAATGGAGCAGGGCCGATGTTCCCGTGAACGCCGGCAGGGTGACGGGGGAGATATCGAAGAGGGCCGCGGACGTGTGGGTTCGGACGGTCGCACCACTGGCGTCCTTGCTGTCCTTCCACTTCTCCGGGTAGACGCCAAAGCTCATCTTGTCCATGAGCTTGTGCGCCACGTTCTCCCGGAGATCGTCGGCGTAGGACTGATGACCGAGCGTCATCGAGTAGTGCAGCTTGCCGTCGCGGACCTCGAGTGACGGACGGGCCAGGGGGCGCGACGTGTCGTGCGAGTAGAAGGCGATCGGGTCACCCGCCTTGATGGACCGATCGAACGCCTTGGGGTCGAACGAGTGATAGAGGCCGTCGCGGAGCGTGCGGGTCCCGAACACGTGGACGACGCCGGTCAGGGTGTCGCCCTCGAGCTCATAGGTCGCCGCGAACTCCAGGCGGTCCATCAGAGACGATCCGGGATGAACAGGACCACGACGCTCGACAGGGTGTCGACGTCGGCATGGGATCCCGTGAGGGTCGTCTTGATGAACGGCATCGCGGAATTGCGCTTCACGCTGATGTACTGCACGCCATCGGCGCTGATGGCGGTCGCCGTGCCGCTCGTGGTGGCCGCGGTGTAGCTGCCGCCAGACGTGGCCGATTCGGTGACGGTCACCGCCATCGTGTGGGTGGTGGCGGTCGCCTCCTTGTTGGCGAATACGACCATGATCCGCTTGCGGGGATACGCCGTCGTGTCGATGGCCGAGGACAGGACCGGCGTCGCATCGGCGATCGACTGCGGAGCCAGGGCGAGGACGGCATCGATGCCGCTCTGAAAGCCGATGTTGCGGACCGTCTCGCTACTCATCGTTCTCCTGTTCTGCGATCCGCCTGGATCGCCGCGACGCGATGGGTGGGTTCTCTTCGTTGGTCGCCTGGAGGGCCGCCATCGTCTCGTTGACGCTGGCCGGCTCCTCAGCTGGCGGCTTGTCCTTGCTCTTGCTCTTCGCCATTCGGCGCCTCCAGGGGTGACAGGTTCGGCAGGGGTGGCAGGTTCAGGACGCGGCGGGCCTCGTTGGCCAGCAGGATCGGCCCGCCGACCTCGGCGATCAGGAGCTCAATCTCCTCCTTCGGGCTGCCCTGCAGCAGGCCCTTGTAGTCGAACTCGATGAACTCGCCGGGTGGCATGAGCGCCTTGTTGACGGCCGACTCCAGGCGGGACGTGTACTGCATCAGGCAGTAGCGGGCGAGGCCGAGGTTCTGCTCGGCGACGCCGGTGCCCCAGCTGGTCTGCTTGTCGATGGCCGCAAGGAGGTGCGGCGGCGTGCCGATCATCCGGGCGAAGTCCTCGATGCCGAAGGTGCGCGTCTCGGTGAACTGCGCATCGAGGTTCGACTGCGACCACTTGTCGAACTTGAGATGCCGGTTCACGAACGCGAACTGTCCCGCGTGATCCACGCCGTTCATCCGCGTGTTCAGCTTCTCCATGATCTGCTTGGCCTCACCCTCGGGATCGTCGGGGTCGAGCTCCTCGCCCTCCGCCGTGGTCACGAGGCCCCGCACCAGGGCGCCTGTGAACACCCGCGCCGCGGCCTTCTCGGCGGCGATCGCCGTCTGGAAGGTGGCCCGGTGCTGGTCCCACAGGGGGTTGCCGCGGAGTCCGTTCGTGATGCCGGGACCGAGGACCTGGAGAATGGCGCCGGCCTCGGTCGGGTCGGCGATCGTGCCGAGGATCCGGTCGCCGTCGGAGTAGTGGACGGTGAACCGCTTGCTCGTGCCGACCCACTCGACCTTCGTCACGGCACCGGGGTGGATCGGCCAGTACCCGATGACGGCCCCGCCGTCGTTCGTCAGGCGCTGGAGATAGAGCTCGCGGTAGCACAGCAGGTGCAGGATCGACATCTCGACCCACTCGAAGGGTGACAGGCCGAAGGGCCCGGACGGGTCATCGAAGATGCCGGGGACCTGCTCGCGCTGCTCATCGGTCCGCTGATACGTGCGCAGCGGGAGGCCGGCGATGGTGCCCGCGACGATCTGCGTGCCGCGGGAGAAGGCCGGGATGCTGAACGCATCGTCCTCGCCGGGAGTCGGCAGGCCGTTGCTGGTGCCGATCCAGCCGGCCAGCAGGGCGCGGAGCTCGGGGCTGTTCTCGGAGAGGGGGTAGGCCGTATGCAGTGCCCCTCGCGGCGCGATACCAAGGACCTCTCGCCAGCCCACGGACCGGATACTACGTCATATGACGTAGGAAATACTAGAGGATGACGAGTTTCGCCCTCGGCTTGACCCGGTTACGCACACGGTCGACCGCCAATGCCAGGGCGATAACCCCGTCGATGTGCCCTCTCGAGCCTGATTTCTTGAGGGTGAACCCGCGTTCGTTGTGCCTGGCCTCGGCCGAGACGACGTGCTGCGCGAACATCGGGTCGCGGTCGTGGCTGAGGCCGCCGTCGCGAATCAGGCTGTACAGGTCGCCGATGATCGGGGTCATGCGATCGACGCCCTGGCTGACCTCGACCATCGGGATGCCCTCGTCATAGAGCAGCTTGGCCGGCCAGTCCATGAAGCGGGGATCGTAGGCGACCGCGCCGACTTTGTAGAGCCTGGCGAGGTCGCGGATATGCGCCATCACGTCACCGATGTCGGTCGGCTCGTCTCGCTTGGGAACCCAGAAGCGAGCCGCCGCGTGGAGCCTCCCGTCGTCACGGACCTGGACGGCGACCACGGCAGTCGTGTCGCGGGTGATGGCGGCATCCACACCGATCCATGTCGGGTGATTCTCACGGAGCGGGAACGGATCCTCGGCGCCCCTCCATATCGCATCGCCATCGTCGCCGAGCCACGACTCTACCCCCTCGACCCACATGCCGAGCCGGAAGATGCGGAAGCGGGCCGCCGGCATGAGGCCAAGATCCGTCTCCAGGGCGCTCTCACGGAGGAAGCCGGCGGCGATCGCGGGGTTGGCCTTGCGCCACTGCTCGCGGTCATCGAGGGCGCAGCCCGGATCGGCGACCCATTCCTTGAAGTGGAAGCGGGGCAGGTGGCCTCCGTGGACCTGCTCGCGGACCTGGTAGAGCGCGTTCTCGTGGTCCACGCCGGGGGTGCCCATGCCGAGCACGAGGCTGCGACTGCGCTTGCCGCCGGCCTGCACCAACCCGCCCCACGCCGAGAGCGGCTGGAAGCCGATCTCATCCGCCAGGGCGAGCGTCGGGTTCAGGCCCTGGATCCCGTGCTCGCTGTTCGCCATCGGCCACAGTTCGCCGCCCGTCCGGGGCACCACGACCCGCGTCTGACCCATCCCGGAGTAGGGGATGCTCCGACTGGCGAGCTCGGGCTCGTGGGCGACCATGCTGGCAGCGGTGCCGTACACCGAGCGGATGGCCTGGCCCACCGTCGTGGCGATGATCGGCACCTTCGGGGCCCCGCTCTCATGGGGCAGGAAGAGGCCGGCGACCCCGAGCGCGGCCATCAGCGTCGACTTGCCGTTGCCTCGAGGGAAGCTGACCACGGCGGCATCCACGTCGGGCGCGTACATCGCCTCGATCTGCTCCCTCTGGAACGGCGCCAGCTTGAGCGGCTTGCCGAAGCCGGCGCCCTCCGGCGAGCGGCAGTACGTCGTGATGAACCGGATCAGCCTGGAGTGGTACGAGCCGCGCCAGCGCTCCCACGGCCCCGGAGTGGGGTCGAGCGGGGCCGTTTTGCGGCCGCTAGGCATTGCGAGATTCGTTCCGTATTTGGATTTTCGGGAGGAGCAT